CCCAGTATTTCAAATGAAAGTTAGCACGTTAGCAAGCGGTTTCGCGGGGTAGGGGGCGGCTTGCTTGGAGATCAGGACGGCAAAGGATCTACGCTTGGTCAAACGAGCCCTAAAGGAAAAATGGAACGTCGACAAAGAGGCAATCAAGCAAGCCTTAATGCAATGCCTGACCGACCCAGATTTGGCGATCGATGCGGCAAAGGTGCTTCTCGCAGCAGATGCCATAGACTGCAAACGCGAAGAACTCGACGCAAAGCGGGAGGTAAAAGAGAATGAACAGCGACTCCGACTTCTTGAACTCGCTCAGTCTGTCCCAATTGCAGAACTTGCTAAGCTTGCATCCGAAAACGGCATCGCAAGCCGACCCGATTAAGGGCGACCGCCGAGCATATCAACGCGACTTGATGGCCAAGAAACGGGCTAGCCAACGGGACATTTTCATCCTGCCCCCGTTAGACCCGTCCAGGCGTCTAGAGGCTGAGTCTGATTGCTCCCTTTGGCTATCAACCTACTTTGGCTCGCAGTTCTTTGAGGCCTGGACTAGCGACCGTCTAGCCATGATTGAGTCGATTATCGACGCGGCTAGATACGGCGGGGACCAAGGCATAGCAGGGCCTCGGGGCGAAGGCAAAACAACCCTTGCCATTCGCGTTGCGTTGTTCTTAATGGTGCGTGGCCTATCGACGTTTCCCGTGGTTATCGGCAAAAACGCGGACAAAGCGAAAAAGGAAGTGCGTGACCTAGTTGAGCAACTGCAGCAAAACGACCTTTTCATCCAAGACTATCCAGAAATCGGCATACCGTTTCAAGCCGTTGGCGGTTGGTCGAGTCGCGGAAGAATGCAAACATGCAACGGGCAATCGACGAACATCGTCATCGGGCCGGAATTCTTTGTTTTCCCTACGATCAACCGCGGGCAGGTCCCCGATTGGCCCAAAGAGATCGAGCCATGCAGCAAGGGGCAAGTGTTCTACAGCCTGGGTATCGACGGGGCGATTCGCGGGACCAAGTTCCGATCGGCTCGGCCGACGCTCGCAATCCTCGACGACATCGAAGACCGGGAAGCAGCGGCCAGCGAAACCATGATAGCCAAGAATGAGGAAATCATCGAGCAGGATATCGGCGGGCTCGGGCAGTCTTCAGAGCGGATACCGCGGGTAATGCTTTGCACGATTCAAAATAGGAAGTGTATTGCCTTTAAGTACACCGACCCCAAGCAAAAACCATCCTGGCGGGGCAAGCGATACCGCAAGCTTGTCACCAAGCCGGATCGAATGGACCTGATTGAACAGTACATCGACCTTCGCAAGGGACGCAAAGCCGACGACCCAGACGCTAGGGAGGCCTTTCGTTTTTGGCGTGACAATCAAGCCGAGATCGAACGCGGGGCAGTGGTAAGCAATCAGGCTAGCTATTCCCGCAAGACTCACAGCGACGGCGAACCGATGGAATTGTCGGCAGTTCACAGCTACTTTAATCGCGTTGCCGACCGCGGCCAAAAGGCGGTTTCGACCGAAGACGACAACGACCCACCCGAAGAAGCCGGGCCAATGGGCTTGGGCATTACACCGGCTCTTGTCGAGTCTCGGATAAGCGGATTGGTTCGGCGCCAACTACCGGCCAATACGGTTGCCCTAACAGCGGCGATCGACCTAGGCAAATATTACCTTCACTGGGTTGTCACTGCATGGTGGCACGGTGCTGGGGGCATCGTGGCGGACTATGGAATCCAACAGGTCTACGGGACCGATAAAAGCATGGACCACGAAGCTAGCGAGCCGATGATTTATCAGGCGTTGCTATCGCTTCGGGATGAACTTCTACAAAAAGAATTTGTCGACACAACCGGAACGCGAAGGCCGATTGACTTTTGCCTAGTAGACTCAGGCGCGTTTACAAATGCCGCGTATTCATTCTGTCGCGAAGTCGGCGGCATCTTTCATCCGTCAAAAGGGCAAGACCCGTATCATCGAAAGGCCAAGTCTAGTTCGGTGACGATTGCAGGGGCCAACCTTCACGCGCAAAAGCTTCCATCGTCAAATGTTTGGCTCTACGATCTCGATACAAGCTATTGGAAGCAGTTTATTCATGAAAGGTTTATGACCCCGACTTTCGACGATGCGAATATGCTTCGGCGTGGGTCGCTTTCGGTGTTCAGCCTTGAGGAAGAGAAGCGGCATTCGCAGTACGCGCAGCATATTGCAGCCGAAGAGTTAGTCACCAAGTTCACTGAGGGCAAGGGGGCGAAAACCTACTGGAACGTCCGAGACAGCAATAACCATTGGCTCGACGCAACTTACATGGCGGCGGCAGGCTCGGAAGCTTGCGGGGTCAAGTTGATTGCCCCTAGTGAAATCGAGGTAGCTCCAAAGCATATCGGCGATGAGCCGAAACAAGCCAAGCCGGTGCAGCAAGCTTACAGGCACGGGCAGCAACGATTCAGGCAGCGGCAAGGTGGATGGATTCCCAAGAGAAGAGGGTGATATGAGCAAGAAACCAAAGCGAATCGACAGACCAGCAACGCAAGAGGCTATTGAGCCGATCGAGATTATCGAGGCGGTCGAAGCCGTGGCAACCGTTGAAGGCCCTATCCCCCGCGAAGACGAGTCAAGGCCTTGCGCTCTATGCGAATCACGCCGACCGATCGGCAAGAGTTACTCAAGGGTCTATTGCACCAAGGCCAATGTCCGATATTGCAAATGCTCCTATTGCGGGCATACATGGGCCCAAGAGCGTAAATAATTTGCTCCAGTGTACTAATGGAATAGTACAGGCATCTACCAAGCAACCGCAAGCCATGCAACGATTGACGCATGGCATCAGCGGCAAGCCTTTTAGCACTAATCGACGCAGCTATTGAAGCCCTTCTAACCGGGGGGGCGTCTCAGTATAGCATTGGCTCTAGGACTGTCACCAAGCTTGACCTGTCGGCATTGATGGCCGAGCGAAAAGCGTTGCTACATCAGGTCCAACGCGAAAGCGGATCGGGCGGCATCTCCCTCGGAAGAATCGTAGGGGGGCGGCGATGATTGAGCGGTTCATCGATTCGGTAGTCTCGGCAGTTAGCCCCATCGCGGGATTGCGACGGCAGGCAGCACGTAAGGCCCTTGCACGAGCCTACCAAGGGGCCGAACCATCGCGGGTAAGCAGCAACAGGCACCCAAAGAATCTACCAGCCGACCAAGAGCTAATGGGGCCGTTCGGGGCCGATCGACTCAGGGCAGAGGCAAGGCGATTAGTGCGAGATAACCCGTATGCCTGGGGGGCCGTCGATACGATCGTTTCTTCCGTCGTTGGTACAGGCATTCAGGCTCAAAGCACGTTCGAGACACCCTCGGGTGATGACGTTGAAGACGTAAACGATCAGCGCGATAAAACTTGGTCCGAATGGTCCGAAGTAGCGGATATCAATGGCAAGTTGACCCTCGAAGAAATTCAGACTATCGCACTTCGCGAAATGGTTGAAGCGGGAGAAATCTTGATCCGCAAAGTTCGCCTTCCGTCGACTGAATACCGTGGCATTGCTCGACCGATTCCCTTCGCCCTTGAGGTTATCGAGGTTGATCGGCTAGCTACCGATCGAGATACGTACACGATGGGCATCGATCGCGGCGATGGTACGCGGGTGATTCGCGGGATTAAGGTTGACGAATACGGCAAGCCTATATCGTACATGATTTACGAGGATCATCCGCTACAGCCTTACGCGGTCTCTAGGGCGCCAAAGGAAATCCCGGCTAGGGAGATTATTCACCTGTTTCGGCAAGATCGAGTCGGACAAAAGCGGGGAGTGACTTGGTTCGCTCCGGTGCTCTCGGATATAAGAGACCTCGGAACCTACAAAGACAACGAACTGCAATCTTCGGCAATTGCATCTTGCCTTACGGCAGCGATCAAGACCGAAACGCCACTGGGGAGCCTATCCGATCCAAATACCGGAAGGGGTATCGACAAGGCTGGCAATCGAGAGCGATACCTTGAACCGGGATTGATTTTTGACCTTAACCCAGGCGAATCGGTCGATGTTATCAACCCAACGCGACCCAATAACGGCGCTGGGGAGTGGATTAAGTTTATCCTTCGAGGCATCGCGGTAGGGACTGGGCTATCCTACGAGGTTGTGGCCAGGGACTATTCGCAAACTTCCTACAGTTCAAGCCGAACGAGCCAACTTGAAGACCGAAGGCGGTACAGGATCGTACAGGCGTACATCATTCGGCACCTCTTGCAGCCTGTCTGGGATGAGTTTTGCACCTATGCGGCTATTACTGACCTAGAAGGCTTTCCGTCGTCGTTTGACTTGCTAAGCGATCGCAGGCGGGCCACTCCGGTCGAATGGCAAACGCCAGAGTGGGAATGGGTTGACCCTCAAAGCGAACAACAAGCCGCTGAAATGGCGATCAATTCATTTTCTGACACCTACGCCAATGTGCTTGGGTCTAGAGGGCTTAGTTATCGCCAGGTCTTCTACCAGCGGGCTAAAGAAAACCGATTGCTCAAAAAGCTTGGCTTGCAGACGCCAGAGCAAACGCAGCTAGCGATTTCAGCGGCTCAGACCCAAGGGGCAAGCGAAACGCAACCAGCAACCGGCAGCGGCGAAATGATGGGGTTGTCAACGCTTCAGTTCAACCGCAATCGAAAAGCCATTGCTAAGACTCCCGGCGAGCTTTCCATCGGGGCCATTAGCGAAGCGGCGGCCAGAGTGTTCCTATCGTCTGTCGGCATGTCCGAAACGAGCGTACAGGCCCTAATCGAAGACGCAAAAGACGGATCAGTGGACACGCTACCCGCTGAGGTGACAGCATGAACAAGCAAGGCCTAATCAAGCGACGAAAAGAACTCGACGCAAGACACCAAGCCAAGCCTATCGAGGGCGGTTCGATCGTTCGCCAATTCGGGACCGTGAAAGATGGCCGAGCGGTAATTGCGACCGAGACGCCGATTGACATCTACGATCAGGATCGCGGGTGGATCAAGCAAGTATTGCTCATGGATGGGGTCCGATTCCGCAACGACAAAAAGCAGTTGCCTATCGTCGATTCGCACAACGACAAGACCGTACGCAACGTCTTCGGAAGCATTCGCAATATCGTTATCGAAGGCGATGAGCTTCTAGGGTTGCCTGACTTTGCAAGCGATCCGGACTCACAGATTGTCGCGACAAGATACACCGAAGGCCACCTAAACGACTTTTCAATTGATGCCCAAATCCTAGAGCGTCAATTCGTTCGAGAGGGCCAAACGTACACCACCCGACAAGGCAAGGTGATTGAGGGACCAGCGGAAATTGTTACCGCTTGGGAACCCCATAACGCTTCGATTTGCGCAACGGGCGCAGATCCGAATTCCACTGTTAGACGGTCTTACGACCAGGAAAGGGTTGAGAGAATGGACGAAAGCCTAATGGCAACGTTGGAGGGTCTCGGGTTGCCTGAGGGCATGACCGATCCAATGCAGATCATTGTTTACCTCGCAGGCAAGGCAGCGGGGCAATCCGGTTCTGACGCGGCTCCGATGGAGCAAGTCGAGTCGATGGCCGACAAGCCCGAAGAGGCTATGCGGGCCGAGCATGTCGAGCCAATGGCCGACACCGAAAAGAAAGTCGAAGCCGAAGTTGCGCGACAACTAAAGGCCCACGACGACCGACGCAAAACAATCGTTGCCCACTGTACGTTGGCAAAGCTCGAGCGAAGCTTTGCAGATGCTTTGGTTGACGATCCATCCGTGACAGTTGAAATCGCTCAAGAAAGGATCATTCGCAAGATGGCCAGTCAACCACTAGGCGGGGCCGTCGAAGGCTCCAATTTCAGCGTTACCGAAAGCGAGCATGATAAGTTTATGGCTCAAGCTTCGGCAGGCTTGGTTCAGCGATGCTTCC